TGGGTCGACTTAGCTGTTATCTTCGGATTTCTTAGACCGGCTCTTTGAGCTTTCTAAACGACCATTCTGAGATGTTGCCTCAAGCGTCCTCAGTCTCCCAGCCAGAACGTAGAACCGCGCCCCTCGGGGCTTCACGGGTCTCATCTGAGCGGGCTGTCATCGCCCCCCCCACAACAAAGCGTGGGGTGGACGGATCCAGCATTTTGCCGGCCGGGCCGCCCTTTTCGGGCCACCCCTCTGCCGAGGAGCCGATGTCGAGCTTTCTCCACCGAGTCCCATCCGGGCCGGCGGACTCCTCGACGTCGTCTTCAGTGTTCGGGCCCTCGGCTCCCGACCTGCCTGCGGCCGCAGGCTTTTCTTCGGCCTCTTTGTCCCTTGTGGCGGCGCCGCCGTCAGCTGTTCTTCCCTCCTCCAGTCCTTCCTCCGTCTCCCGCCCGGGCGGTCTTTATCCTGTCGACACTGCTCGGATGCGCCGCCAACTTGCCCGTGACCTCCACTTGCGCAGCGCTCTTTCCGCCTTGCTTAACCGTCTCTCTCTGTTCTGCTCGACCATTGCAGAACCCGATAGCGAGGCGTGGCTCTATCTCTCCGCCAATCTGGGGCGTCTCTCAGCCCTGAACCAGCTCCCGTCGGACCGGATCCTTTCCAAGGCCGAGATTCACGCTGCTCTTGTGGAGGCGGGCATTGAACCCAATCCTGGCTACCGCCCGGAGGAATGGGCGGCCATGGCAAACAATGCCGGTCGTGGGGACGACCCCCTTATCCGATCCATCGCGGCGGAACCGTCCCCTGTCCCCATGCACGAGAACGCCGCTCTGTCCTCCCTTTCCGGACTGAACAATCTTTACCCTCCGGCTGGTGGGCAATGGTCGGCAGATCCTATTGCCCAGATCTTGGGCGATAGACCCCAGGCTCCCGGCATGCGCGCGATTCTCGGCGTACTGCGTGATCCCGCAGTTTTGGAGGCCGCCTCGAAGTTCACTGGTCTCCCCCTCAGTTCTTTGGCGTCCTCCTCCTCTTCCACGACCGGTGACCTTCTTTCCCGCGCGGGGGAGCTGGCCAAGAACATTCTCCCTCCCGCGTTCGGTTCTCCGGGGCCAGTTGATACTCGTCTAGATCCTTCGGGGACTGTCCTGCCCCCTGGGCGTACCATCCCTGGAGCATTCGCTTCCTTGTTCAAGGCTATGATTGCTCCGAAGTCCCTCACTCCGGAGGAGCGTGCCGAGTTGGTCAACTTGAACCCTTTGAACTACTCGCTCTATCCCAAGATCCTGGAAAACGGTCTGTTCTTTGGACCCGGTCTTGCTGCGGGCCGTGACTCATCCATGGTCAGTGTGGAGGAGATCAAGCGTCTCCGTGGCGTGGACGGGGTTGATGAAGCCGCTCGGATCCACGACATAGCCTACAAAGAGGCTAAGAGCGTCGATGACCTGCGGGTGGCAGACCGTGCTGCCCAGGCCTCGATGTGGCGGGCGGCTCTCTCCCCTGGGGACATCAGCGTCAAGAGTCGGCTCCTTGGTGTGTTGGGGGGTGGCGCACTCGCCCTCCAGTCGGTCGCCCCTGGCTGGATGCGGATGTCGGGGGGCCTACCGCAGCACCCCGGGGGGCAGGCTCCTAAGGACGGCTTCATCTCCCGGGGGCTTAAGTCGCTGGGACTACTCCACGACGAGCGTGACGTGGCGGCGGGCGCTATTGCTCCTGGGAGGGACATCGGCCCACGAGCGGCTGCGCTTCGGGCGGCCGCGGGTTTGGAGAACCCTCGCGGATGGGAGGCGGGAGCGGCGGCGGTCGCCGCGGCTCACGCTCTCCCCCCCCCAGATCCCGACGGGGCGGACGTCCGTGCGGCGGTTCGGTCGGCCTCCGCGCAAGCGTTGGCCCCCGAAGAGTGGAAGCGCAACCCTGAGGAAGCCGCGCTGTGGTCTGTCGCTCATTCTGCGGTCGGCGACCGCGCCACCCTTGCCTCTCGCGTTGCAACTGCGTGGATGCCAACCGCCGCCAAGTCTGTCGTTCCCGCGGTTGCGCGTGCGCTTGGCCCGCCTGCTCGCCGTGGCGTTCCGTCTCCCGACAAACAGGCTGCGCGTACTCGGTTTCTCGAACAGAATCTGCGTCAGATGGAAGCCGCCACGGCGACTGTTAACCCCCTCGTCCGCCAGACCGCGCATTCGGCCGGCGTAGTTGGCGCTCTTTTGTCCCGCTCGTCCCTACTTCAACCCCCCCCACGGATAGGTGATCCCCCCAACTCCCCCTCGTCCGATGTCCTACTCGCCACAGCGCTGGGTACAGCCCCCCGCGATGTCCAGGCGGAACACGTAGACGGCGTTATGCAGCGCCGCCAGGCCGATTGGAACAATCGCATACAAAGCGCTCCTCCGTCCGAGGAAGCTGCTGATGGCCCCGGTGAACGCGCAATCACCCGGGCCTTGGCTGATGCGCAGGGAATGAGCGTCGCCGGGGCGGAGGCGCGGTTGGCTGCAGTGGCCGCCGCGTCGACGACTGCCCCTCAGCTCCCTTCTGCCTCTCCAGATCGCCCCGGTATACCCGTCGATCAGGCTGCCACTATCATGAACAAGGCACGCGCTTTCTGGCGCGGAGCGTGGATTCGCCTTTTCCTCTTCGCTTCGGGTTCGGCCAGTGGCAACCGTTGCCGCTTGCCTGGCTTCCCCAAGAACCAGACTGAGTGGCAGACGGGGCCGTCTCTCCAAAGCATCCTCGGCAAGGCGTTCCCCACCGTCGGGATTGAACCTCGGGATAGCGGTCTGGAGACGATGCGGGCGCGCGGCACCTTTACGGTGGCGGACGGCATTGCGGATCAGATGATGATCCGCCAGGGTGTGATTGGGTTGCCGTTCTACCCTGGCGGTCTCGCCGCGGCCCCGTCCCCCCGTTGGCTGGGATGCCCTGTTCTTTTGGGGGCGCTCCGCTCTGCAACCAATGCGGCGGTAGGGCTGCCGGCGGTGTGCGTCCGGAATGTGCATCTGCAACATCATACCGTGGCAACTGTGGGGACTAACAGATTTGGTTACCCCCTCACCTTGTCGTCCATTACGGCGCAGTTCCTCGCCCCTATCGCCCCCAAGGACCAAGCGGCCGCCGCGACGATGACGACTTCGGAGTTGACCACTGGGTTGCAGCTCAGCGACTTGTACATTCTTTCTGGTGTCGCTGAGGAGCAGTCGGTCGCCCAGTCTCGCCTCCAGCTGGGCTCCATTGGGCTAAACTATGGCCTGGCCTGGCTGTTGGCCTGCCTCCTGGGGCCGGTCTCGGAGAACCCTTGGTTGGAGACCCTCAGCGTCTGGGCCCCCGGCTACACCCTGCAACCAGGCGACATCCGGTCCCCTGTCATGCTCATCAACCCCGTCAACGTGGGCGGCGGACCTCCTGAATCCGCGCGCGGGGCAGGCCTCCGGCCCATGTTCCCCTGGAGTCAGGCCGTCTCAGGCACGTTGGTGGCCGTTCTGAGCGTCTCCTCCGTCCCCGCGGGCGTTCCGTACTTGATGATCCCCGCATGGCTCGCCGTCCTGGACGGCCAGATTCCCGGGGTCATGGCATCGTACATTTCTCTCTTTGCCCCTCAGCCCTGGTGCTACCCCGCCCTCTCGCTGAATGCAATGCGCACCCCGAATACCACTGCGCGCACTCAGGCGGCTTGGGACGGAGCCGCCTTCAATCAGGCCGATGCAGTCGACCTTGTTCCTTATACGTACCGGGTTCGTGTCCCAGGCTATTCCACCCTTTACGTGGTTTTCCCCCGGTCGACACGGGACCGAACCCTACCTCTGACTGTCGCTGCGGCCCAGGCCTCGTTGATCACTCCGTTCACGACGGGAGCATCTCCGACTGTCATGGAGGTCGGGGGTGCGGGTGCGGTGAACCAGCCTGCCTTCACGCTGTTGCCGGTCTACCCCCCGGGTACGGTCCAACAATCCACAGACTTTGCCGGCTATCTGGTCAGCTGGGCTGGGTCCATCTTTTCGACCCCAGTTCTTTCCGCATTGCGCCTGGCTCTCGTTAAGGTCATACCCGCCGTGATCTTTAGCTGGGGTCTGATCAGAGCCGGGTTGGAGTCGTGGATGATGTCCCCGCGGTACGTCACAGACCTCACATTCGCTGCCCAGTTCCGTGCGGTTCGCAGGACTAGCCCGGCTACCGAGTACTCGACCGAAATCATCAATTTTGCGGCTCTGATGGAAGAGTGGACGGGTTTCCCCCCGCACTTGCCCACGACGGCGACAAATCTCATCGCCACCAGTGCGGTCCCGGGGATTCGTTCCTACATTCTTGCTCCTGACCTTGCGGTCGTTAACTCGGTGATCATTGGGTTGTTGGAGTGCCCTTCGGGTGGTCGGGTCTCTGCGGACCAGTTTGACTCAGATCGCTCCGTCCGGTCGACCGTTGGCTGGGTTCTCAGAGCAGCGTGCTGCGCCTCCATCGCCAACGAGATCCTCCCAGATGCCCGCACTCTGACCAACCCCACGGCGACTGAGAACATAGTCACGGGAGCCGCAGGTGTGGCACTCGCTGTCGCAACTCCATTCTCTGCGCTGGTGCGGTCCATCCCGGGTACGTTTGACTTGAGGCGCGGGATGACTCCCGGCGGGTACTCCGACCTTCTTTCTCGGGCATATGCTGGCCTCTTTGAGACGGGCCTTCCGGGTGACGATGCGCTCCCGCCCCTGTTCGGGCCGTTCTCTCCTCCGGTCCGTGACGCAGCGCTGGTTGGTGGTGTCGCCTACACTCCTCGCCTTCAGTCGGGGGCGTTGTATGTCGCTAGTGGAGGGGCGGGAGAGACGTGGCCTGACGCACCTGACACGACTGCAGGCCAGTTCAACTACTCCTACGGGCTCATGGGGACCATCGGAGACCTCAACTTCGCTTTCACCGTCAAGAACCTTCCCGGAAGGCGGAAACTCCCTTGGCCGACAGATGTCCTCACCCAGTTCGATCTCTCCTCCCCGAAGTGGGGTACTCCAACGAAGCTTACCCCTGCGGGAAGCTTGGTCGGTGCCGGAGTTAGTTTCATCATCCTCCCCCACCCTGCGTCGCTGCCTCTCGACGTCCTCATCGATCCCTCGTCGGGTGCCGTTCCGTCGTGGGTCACCGCCTGGGAGTTCCGCTCCTTTGCTCGGCGGTGCTTGATCTATGGCTCGACGGGTATCGCGGGTGGACACCCGAACGGCGTCCTTACCCACCGGTTCGTCGACGGCACTCAGCCGGCTGGGCCATTCACCACCTTCCCCCTCACCCCGTCGATCGCGATCGGCTCCATTCCGCGCAACCTGAGCCTGATCATCAACGGGGTGAATGGTGCGCAGGTCGGGCAGTTCATCCCAGATTTCTTCACCAATGATATTCCGTATTATTTGGTGAATGAGTGTCCCACCGGGATTGGTGTCCCCCCGGTGCTGTACCCCACTGTTCCCTTCTCAGAAGGGATGCTCTGTCATGAGACGGGTGCTCTTGCTCCGTGGACGGTCGTCCCTCCCCAGGGTGCCGCAGTGCTCGCCAGCGTCTTTGGTTCGGCTGGGGTCAGCAGTGGGGTCAGTCCTCTTGATTTTTTGTACTCAGTCCCGCCGGCTATGCCGGCGGGTCCATCCTCGAGCAGCTCGACGCCTTCCGGACCGCTGGACGCCGGGAAGAAGGGCTAACTTCTCGCCTGTTTGAGCAGATTTCTGATTTTTTCTCTTCTTGTGCGGTCTTTCCCCTGGTTTCTCTTTCTTTTTCTCTCCACATGTCGCGTTGGGTTTCTTCCCGGACGGCATCTCCCCTCTGGCTTGCCTCTTTTTGGCAGCTTGCTTCTCTTGTAGAACAAGCTAACCTTATTCTCTCTGTTCCCGACGTTTCCACTTCTCCTTTCTTTCTAGGTTTCATGTCCAAACTCACTGGCGCTCCTCAGACCATAGACCAGATCCTTGTTGTCGCCTGTAGAGAGAGTTCTCTTTTGTTCTTTGATCCTGCTAACGATGTCGACCTTCCCTTGAGTGACGATCCCCCATTCCGAGTTCCAGTTGAGGCGGGGATGCGCCGGCTTCGGCTGAGTGATTTTGTTAGCGTTTTCGGTTGGAGCGGGGCCCGTCCCGCTACTCGCTGGGGTGCGGTTCCAGCAGCCAACTTTGTGGGCTACTCTGCCCTCACCCTCCGGCGGGGTGAGCAGTGGATTGCCCGCTGGTCTCGTGCAGGTCTGTTCTCTCTCACGATGCTTCAAGCGGAGGCGGCGGTCAAACGCGCATCGGACCTGCTCAAGAATCAGCGCGTCTGGGTCCAGGGCGCGGAAATGTACACGGAGTGCGTCGGTTTGTTCGGATACAAAGTCCTCCCCTGGGCGGGTTGGGACCTCGACGCAGAAGTGCGTTCGTTGGCGGGTGAAAACCCCATTGAGTTCAGCGCCCCCCAGGGTACCTTTCAGGAAGCGTTTGAACGCCAATTGTCCTCGTACAACACATGGGTCCCCGCGGTTCCTGTCACGCTCGCGGAGTGGATCTTTGAGGGGCGGTGGGCTACTGACGGTGCTGCGGACATTGGGTCGTTCGTCTTGACAGTTCGCATCCGCGGTTTGCCTGAGCGGGAGAACATTACCCTCACCGCGACCAAAGCACAAGTCCGCCAGGCTATGGAGTCCCAGCAGATCCAAGAGCTGGCGGACCGGATGCTTGAGGGCGCACCACGGCAGTGCTGGCCCATCACGAAGTCTGAGCCTGGGAAGATTCGTCTTGCGGTCAAGGCTGCTTTGGGGTGGTATCTCATCGACAGTTGGCTGCTCTCTGGGCCCCGGATTGATTATGCTCATTACCCTTATGTCACCCTGGAGCAGACTGTCCCAGAAGCGAGGAAGCAGATGACTGAAATGTTTTCTCAGCCTTACCACCTGAACATTGATGCTGCTCGGTTTGATCATCAGCCTCGGACGGACCACCTGCGTGCCATAATCCGCTGGTTGTTCCCTCCCTCTCCCGCGCGCGAGGCGGTTGAGCGGTCATATCTCAATGAGTGGCTACAGTCTCCCGTTGCGAATGTTCGCTTTCGTTCCGGACTTGCCAGTGGCGATCGGTTCACCTCGATTTTTGGTAATGTCTGGAATGCCACCGTTATGGCGTTGATCCTGCGATGGTCGGCGGTTCGTGCCCGGATCTTTGTCCGCGGAGATGATGTTGACGTGTCGGGGAGTAGTTTCTGGCCGCTTCTCTGGTTCCGGTCGGTCCTTGCGGCCAGTGGATACCTTGCAAACGACGCGAAGTTCGGCCTGCATCGTGGGTGGACTGAAATGCTTCGGGAGGTTTATCGGGCCAGTCACCTCCAAGGATATCCCGCCCGCGCCATGGTCTCAGCAACGCAGCGGAAGCCCTGGGGTGCCGACAATCGTGATGCTGTTGGTGCGGCTGATGATGGAATCCTTGCTCTCCGCCGCGTCGGTCGCAGACTGGGTATTGCGCCCAGTTGGGAGGCCGATTTTGCGCGTGTTCTTTCTTTGCAGCTATCCATTCCGCTCCCCGCTTTCCACGCCCCAACTCACGCGGGCGGTCTTGGTTGGTTGCCTCTGTCCCCATACTCCGTTCGTCGCGTAAAACCAGTTATTGGTTGCTCGACGGAGGCCAGTCTTTGGCTCAGAGCCGCAGAACCGTCTTGCAGATGGGCCTCTGCGTGGGGAATGACTCTTGTTGAGAGGGGTGAGTTCACCGCGCGTCGCGCTGCCGCCAAACTGGATAGTTGGGCGGCTTCTCGGTGGCGCGGGGCCTCACGCCTCATAACGGAATCGTGGCGTCGGTGTCGAGTGATCCCCCGAACGGTTGTTGCCCCTGGCGGACAGGGCGTCGAGGGTTTTGGGTCGGGCGTGCGCTTCGCCGCGAAGTGGGCGGAGGCACGTGAGGTCGGTCGGATGCGTTCTTGGTCCATGCGGAAGACGTTGTCGTTGGTCCCGTCTCTGATCCCGATGGTCAGAGCCACCCGCCTGGAGCTTTTTTCTGCTCTCGACTGGCTGTTTGGTAAGCTCCCCTGTCGTCCTTTTTGGGTGGCTGAGGAGGCTTACGGTACAATAGGAGACATCCCAACTGTTCGATCGACCCGAGTTGCTTTCGATTGGTTCTGGTGGTGGGGTCGGCTTGAGGTGTCCCCTTGGCTTGTACCCTCTGACTGGCGTATGCAGATGTGGTCCCGGGCATGACGCCTTTCTTTTGTGTTGCTGTTCTCTTTGATGAGCGTTGGGTCGGCCGCGCGGGCGGGGCAGGTGGAATCTACACAGGCGCGCGTGCGCCAATGTGCG